CGATGCTGATCAGCGAAATGAGCAAATATCCACAGGTACAAAATGGGCTTATCTATGCTGATTCAGCACAGCCAGCCACGATTGAAGAAATCGCCAACGATGGTAGATATGCCATACAGCCAGCAGACAAAGGCCCCAATAGCGTTATAGAAGGCATTAGAGCGGTTATGGCATACAAGCTACATATCCACGAAGAAAGCGTAAATTTGCAGAAAGAGATCCGCGGGTATAAGTGGCGAGCTGGCAAGAATGGTGATGTATTAGATAAGGAAATGCCCGTCAAGTTTAATGACCATTTGTGTGATAGTCTTAGAATGGGAGTCTTTACTCATGGCGGGGCGAATACGCCGATAAGTCTGAGTTGGCTAAAATGAATCACATTTTTTTGTGTTAAAGTGAATTAAAATACAAATAAATTAATTGACAATTCTTAATAATAGTGTATAATATAGACAGGAGACATTAACCGAGAGGCAATATGGACGAAGGAATCTTAGTTAAGGCATACAACTTCCTACTAAAGAAGCAGGCGACACCGCAGACGTTTGACACGGCAAACTGGGCGGGTTATTTCATGTCGCTTGGTATGAGTGTCCATACGGGGCGTATCAACTGGGATGAGCGCACCAAGTTACTCGATTTGAAATACGACACTACAGCCAACTGCATTAATAATATTTCTAGAGCGTCAGCTAACTCGGAAATACAGCTCTTCAGAGAAGTAAAAGAGGGCAATAGCAAGACGCATAAATTGGTTTCTAAAGAGAAAAGCGAATGGCTTTGCCAGCATTCGTACATACAAGAAATAGCTAAATCTGCTAAAATAGAAGAAATAACTGACCCGACATACCCGCCATTACAACTTATCAAATACATAAATTCGACATTTACACAGCAAGACGCTATAAAGACTTTGATAGAGCATATCGTATTGACAGGGAATGCATTCTGGATCATAGACTACAATGGCACAATTCCATCATTGATACGATTCGTTATGCCAAACTTTTTCTACGAGATAGAGGAAGACGCGGCTGGCAAGCCATTGAAATACTGGTATACGGAAGATAACAAAAAAAAGAGCATGGATGCCAAGAACGTTGTGCATTTTGCCAATTATGGCTCATGGTCAACCACGTGGGGCGCCGGGATGTCGTATATCTCGTCTGGTTGGGCGAATATCGAAAAGAACTTACTCACGTATCTGAATACTAACTTAACGAATCACGGCATACCAGCGGGTTTAGTACATTTCAAGACTAAAATACCAGACGCTACGTTTCAAGCATTTCAAAAGCAGTTTAATGAAATGTATGCCGGAATAGAGAAGTCGGCAAAGCTGGCGTTCTCTAATGGCGGGGATTATGAGATAGAAAAGCTTGGCTATACGCCTGATGAAATGGGCATTGAAGTAACGTGGCGATTAGCACGTGAAGCGATAGCTAATAGTCATGGCGTGCCTATATCAATGCTGAGTAACCCATCTAATCGTAGTGTTGTGCAAGGTCAGGATGTTCAGTTTCTACGCGATACTGTTCAGCCGCTACTTATGCTTATTAGCCAGTCGTTGACAGAGAAATTATTGCCATTGTATAGTGATGTATCCGGCATGTTCTTTGCTGCCAAGGATATTGTAAAAGAGGATCAGAGAGCCGCCTTAGAGGAGCGGGAAACGAATTTAGAGACTGGGCTTACTACCCGGAATGAAGAGCGCGCTGCAATGGGAATCGAGCCGAGTCCGAACCCGCTAGCTGATGAATTGCTAGTGCCATCAAATTTAGTTCCGTTAGGTCAACAGCCGCCGCCACCGCAGGGGCAACTAGCGCGTCAGATAATTGACGGCATAATGGAAAAGATGAAACAAAAGGAGATAAGACATGGCCAGGATTAATTTAGGGAAAAATTGTTTAATAATTGATAGGCATTATTTTGTAGCCGCCTGTTTTACCGGAGTTATTGAGGGAAAATATCTTATTGATATTTACGTTGCTACAGCGAGCAATATGAAATGTATATCTCTGGTTCTTGATGACCGAGATGAATTAAATTAAGCGTTAGATGTTCTAAATGCCTTAATAGATGAGCCGGAGGAGACATGCTAAATGTTTCCTTGTGCCTTTTTTTATGCCATTTTTAAATATCCGGCTAGGCTAATCTCTTGGCTTAATTCCCGGCGGCGGCTTTCAACCAGTCGCGGCCGGGTGCCGGATTCTAAGAGAGAGGTTGAATGCAGTATTTGTGGCGAAAATTCTTTGGCATAGAGGATGAAAGGAATAATCTATGGAGCTCTTAACCGACATAGAGCTAACCGAAATAGCAGAAGCCGTTATCAAGCTAACCAGGCTTGAACGCTGGCAGGCTATTGATGCGGCTATGTCTATTCACGACAAGAAGTGGATAGCTGGCTTAGTGCCACGATTCTCCGCTATGGAAAAAGAGGTCAATGATAAGATAGACTCCCATCTTGCGCCGCTATTCCAGAGGGCGAGAGAGCCAGAGAGCCAGAAAGCCGGAGAGATACAGATTAAGGCATCAGTTGAACAATTATTACCCGATGAGGGTAAATGGCGTGTTATTTTTGAGGAATTCGGTCAGCTTATGCTTCCGGGCATTATATCTGATGCAGGGCAGACAGGCATTAATGTAATAATGGGCGTATCATTTGACATACGGAATCCGCGAGTAACGGAGTTCATTGAGAATAAGAAATTCAAGTTTGCCAAAGAGATTACTGAGACGACAGCGAACCAACTGAGAGAGCAATTGCGTGCTGGCTTGTTGGATGGTGAAGGCATACCACAACTTAAGAAGCGGGTCAAGGAAGTGTTCACAGATGCCAAGACGTGGCGTGCAGAAATGATAGCACGCACCGAAACAGGCGGGGCATATAACTTCGGCTCTTTTGAGGGATATAAACAGAGCGGTGTTGTGGCATATAAAGAATGGCTAGCGACAAAAGATAATAGGACGCGTGATTCTCATCAGCACATGGATGGACAGCGGCAATTATTGGATAACAGATTCAGTAATGGGCTTATGTACCCTGGCGAGCCAAATGGGGCAATAGAAGAGATCGTAAATTGCCGATGTAGTATAGCGCCAATAGTAGAGGAATAAATATGATTGAACATCAGGAATTAAAAGCATGGCTTAACGAATTTGAGCTTCAAGAGCAGCCGGATATGGTTAGAGAGATATTAGCTGAAAAAGAGGGACACGTGATCCATGTTATGTATGGCAAGCGGCCGCGAATTAAGCCGATAATCATAGGTGAATCTATAGAAGCTAAATGTTCCATATGCCAGAATGAGGTATCTAATGTTATTGACGTATTTAATGAAAAGCGCAATATTCGAATATGTCAAGAATGTTATAATATGATTCAAACTGCGATATTAACTGAGTTATTGAAGAAATTAAATCCATGTGTCATAACGGATTTAATTGAAGGATTAAAGCCATATAAGACAGAATTTAATTTTAAAATAATGGAGACACCAGTATAGACTAACAAATAACGTAAAATTTTTATAAAGCCCTCCGGTCAGACGGTATAATTCTCTCTTTGACCGGGGGGCTTTTTATTTCCGTCTGGCTGGATGGTTAAGCAGGTGATGAGATGGATATAATGACAGAAACGTTGAAATTTGGTGAAATAATTGACGGTATATTAAAAGCTATGCCAGTTTATGGCGAACTATTAGCGAAACACTATGATGATGAAGCCGACTTTATCCGCAAATCATCTGCATCTGATGTTATAGACATGCCAGGTGACAGAGTTATCGTTGGCAGGATTACCACAAACAGTATCGACCGCGATGGTGATGTCGTACTTCCACAGGGAGGGGAATGGGAAAAATATAACCGTGTCGTCTTATGGTCACACGATTATGGCGGGGGCTTATTTGGCGGCACTCAGTATGAATTACCACACGCAAGGAATATGTGGCTTAGGCAATTCCCGTCACGGAACACGAAAGAAATACGAGCTGGGACACAGTATGCCACGAAAGAGATGAATGCGTTTGGCGATCAGGTATATGAGTATCGTCTCGCGAAATGGCCCCTGGGATATTCCATCGGCTTCATTCCTATACAGACAATACATAGTGATGATGAGGAATGGAGCAAAACGCTTACGGCATGGAAAAAGCGAATTGCGGAAGATACTGAGATAGATATTGAAGCAATTAAGGAACCGGAGCGTTTTTTTACAAGATGGTCATTACTGGAATATTCCGATGTGAAAATTCCTGCTAATCCAGATGCTGTCCAATTAATGATCAGCAAAGGACTTATGCCAGAACAAGAACGTGATAAATATACATTAAAAACCGAACCGAGCAAGCCGATAGATAGCGAGTTGGATAAAGAATTATCAGAACTCAGAAAGAGAATTTCTGCTCTGGAAGCAATTAGTTCCCGTGAAGAGGAACCCGAAATAGATACAGCGATTGGCCAGGAGGCTATCGCGAAGGCTTTCGAGCAGATTTCTTCCCGCCGACTGCCGGAAGGCGCAGAGCAAAAGGAGATAGATATTCCCTCGATATTCAAGCAAGGGAAAGAGTCAGTTTTCAAGCAGTAACAGAAATGTTAGGCGGATAAGCTGGAGATACTTCAAGAGGTGTTAGGCTGATAGACGCTGGAGACATAATTAAACAATTAACTTAACTTTTATTAAGGAGTTTACAGCAATGACACCAGAAGAAAGAGACTTGATAATTAAGCAAATCAATGATGGGTTTGCCGGTGTTCGTGCCGATTACGAAATACTAAAGACAACTAGCGTAACCAATGAAGAATTTAAGGCTAAAGTCGAAGAAATAGATAAGAAACACGCCGAACTCGAAGAAACATTGAAGGCATTGACCAAACCAGCCGATATCAAGCCACTTGGCGGAGTAACAGAGAATGGTGACCCAAAATGCGGTTTCAAATCATTTGCAGACTATAGCAATGCGCTAGTACATGCCTCTAAGGGGCCGGTTGACCCGCGCTTGCTGGAGGTTGCCACTATCGAAGCAGCGGCTATACGCAAAGCCGCAGGCACAGGCATGAATCTAACCGATAACGAATTCGGCGGATATCTAGTGCCAGAAGAATATCGGCGCGAGATACTCAAAGTCGCGTTAGATACATCCGATATTATCTCTAAAGCTACGATCATACCGATGGCGGTACCGGCATTAAATATTCCTGCGTTGGATTTTTACGATAGAAGTGCTGGTATCTACGGCGGCATATCATACTACTGGATTGGTGAAAATGATGCCATTACAGAATCCAGGCCAAAATTTGAGATGCTCAGTTTGCGTCTTAAGAAGCTGGCAGGTATGGCTTACGCGTCTAGTGAGCAAATCCAATATTCGCCAATGTCAGTAGAGACAATGCTCAGGCAGATGTTTGGTGAAGGCATCGCATATACACTTGACGATGTATTCTTGAATGGAACAGGGTCTGCACAGCCGCTTGGAATAGCTAATGCAGGATGCACATATAGTGTAGCTATCGAGTCGGGCCAGACGCTTGCTGGTGATCCTATTGACTTTAAGAATATTGTAAAGATGAATGGCAAGATGTGGCGCAAGACAAACGCTGGGTGGTATATGAATCCAGACGTAGCAGAGCAGTTACCATTTATGGAAATCGTGGTTGGCTCAGGTGGCGCGCCGGTATTCTTGCCAGCAAGCGGCATAAATGTTGGTGGATATAATACATTATATGGCAGGCCAATAACGGAAATGGATCAATGTCAGGCACTGGGTACAGTCGGCGACATAAACTTCTGCGACTGGTCACAATACTTGATTGGCGTTCCGCAAGGCTTAGGAATGAATACGCGGTTCGATACCAGTATCCATTTAAAATTTGACTATGATCAGATAGCGTTCAGATTTATAATTCAAGTCGAGGGAATGCCCTGGTGGAGGACTTATCAAACACCAAAAAGAGGGACAACATACCGAACGCCATTCGTTACGTTGGCAGCAAGGTCATAACAATATCATAGGGATAGAGGTGGAAGAAAATGTCTCAAATAACAAAAACAATGAATTTTGCTCATTTAGTTGCGCCTATTGATTCTACAGGCGTAACTAAGACAACTGATGAGCTAAGTTTTGAAAACTATAAACACATATCATTCTTGATTCCAATAGGAAACTTAGCGGCTGACGCTACGTTGACTATTGAGGAATGTACATCCGCGGCTGGCGCGGGCAATGCGGCAATGGCATTTAATTACCGTGTATGCGGTGCGGCTGGCGGTGCGACAGAGGACACTTGGG